AGGTTTGAGCCGTGACTGCCGATTTGCCGACGCCCCAGCCCTGCTGCCCCCAGCCAACGCCAGAGGCAGACCAACCTTCAAACGCTACGATTGCATCTGACACACTTATGCAATCCTAATGATCGCAGACGAAGCATCGTTAGTCGGGAACTGAACGGTAAAGTTGCCGTTCGTAGAAGTCTTGTCCCCGCCAAAATCCAACACTGCAATCGCTTTGTTTGATTTACTTGAGTTGTAAATCAACGCCCCACGCGCCGTGATTGTGGCGTTAGACCAAGTAGTATCAGAGAAATCAACGAATGCCGTTGTACCCGATAGACTTACGGTTGCACCGGCCAAGGTATTACCGCCCGCCACATACCCAGTGCCCACCACTTCATCGGACGTGGTGTATACCGTCGTACTTGCCCCCAAAGTAGCAGCACTGGTATACAGCGCAATCTTGATTGTGTCCGTGTCCATGTCATGTTCACCCAGCAGAATCTGCTGTTTGAACGAAGAACACATTGCCTGAGAAATAGCCATTTATCACCTCACTGGTACACGAACCTGACCAGAACGATAAGTGTCCTGGCGCAGCTTACCATCACCAAGTTGTTTCAGAAGAGCGACTGACTGTGTGTACAACGCAGTGTACATCTCAACTACGTCTTGTTCACCCTTCTGGAATCGAATAGCTTCAACTAGTGCGCCGTTTAGAAGAGCCGAATCAAACTCATCACCAAGCCACGTCGTACCCGCGGTCACAATAGATTCAGGGTAGTAGCCGTAATGAAGCTCTGTGCTGTAAGCCAAGTTGGGTGTTGGCCCCAGGATAAACGCCGAATCATCAAAGATTGCGTAATGCTTAGGACGCCCACGCTCTGACGTATTGGCACTTTGGCCAGAAAACGGATACGCCTCGCGAATAAAGTTAACGTCTTTATCAAGCAGGTAGTAATACCGATTGTCCGTATCAATTACGGCTAGAGAATATACATACAGAAAATCAGAAGGAATCTGCAAATACGGATTGCCGATGCTCATAGCCCCAGTTACGTTTTTCCGTAGCGCCGGAATCTGAACAGAGTTGTAGATCTTCTGTTCAGCCTGCTCGGTAAACATATCTAGGATGGCATCAGTGAACTCCGCTTCACAGATGTCCTTGATATTCTGTTTAAGCTCTGTGTAATTCATGCCATCGGGCCGCGAGCCATAACACCTTTAGTTGCCGCGCCAGTACCACGAATCTTGATGCCCGTGGTTTTAACATTCTTCTCAGGGTAACCGCTGTTCTTCAGGTCTACCTTGGGAGCCGGCTTGGGCTGATTAGAATCCTTTTTCATTTTGCACCCGACTTACGATAGGTGAAAGACGATTTCTTCTGATTGGCAACCTTGGCTAGATTCCTGCCAAGCTCACGCATCTGCAAATTGGTTTTACCGCCTTTGGCAAACTTTGTCAGCGGCTTGCCAGGGTGCATAGCTTTTTCATGCTTATGCACTGCTTTCTTTGCGTCCATAATGACTCCTAAGTCGTTACCGTTACTGTACCAACTTGGCCCACTGCAACCAAGTCATTTGGCGTAAGCGGCGCATCAAATCCACTTGAACCACCTACTGGATTCCAGCCCCACTGAATCTGCCTACTACCTAAACCCAAATTACCGTCAGCCAAAGTTCCAGACGTAACGTACGTTGTATCTCGTCTTGGATTCCTCAGCGCCTGGGGATCATCAACTGGGTACATTCCAAGCTGAAGTTGAGGGTGATCCGGATCCCAACATTCGTGACAGACCAACAAGTTAACTTGTTTGGTCTTGATGATCAGCTTCTGTAGATCTCGCAGACGATATCGAAATCCACACCGATCACACATTGCAATGGCAATTTTGCCACTGGCAAATCTGTTACCCATTACGCACCACTGCTGCCAAGATAGTACCGACGAGGTACAAAACGTACCGCGGCCTTCTCTCGATCTTCCCCTGCAGCCAAATTAAATTGCTCGTCGTATTGAGCTTTTAACATCTCAACGCGACTAGATAGTTCAGGAACTTTGGTCGCAATTCGATACGCCAATCCTGATGTCAACGCCGGCAAGAACCTAAAGTTCATATCGCCAGTCTGAACTCCTGATCCAGCATCTTGGATTCTGCGTAGTCGCCAATAAACAAACTGATACGTCTGTGTGTTATCTGGCACTAACCAAACCGTTACAGACGGAAGGTTTGGGTTTGATACCGGCGACTGATCTGCATGTGATGCTGCTACTGTGTTGTTTTGCCCACGCGCCACGCCCATCAGTGTGTTGCCACTAATGTATTGATAAAAAATATCTTCTGACCCAATCCTAATAAAACCATAGCCTGGGAGGCCCACTACGGTATTTAACGGAATAGAAGTGACACTAGAGTTAATGCCACCCACAATATCAACTACAGATGACGTAGGAGATACCGCACCTGACAATCTGTTTACCAAAACCTGAATAGGCCGTCCTTGCGCTAGCTTATTAGGAATTGTGGCGTACGTTGAAACACTAATCCGCGTGATATTTAAATCAGCCTGGGTAGATGCCGTGTTTTGACCAGTACGGATGACGTGTTCAAGCAAGTCAATGGTGTCAGTGGGCAATGCATATGTACTCAAACCTGCGGTCAACGTAATGATCCCAGGCTCAATTGTCCACATGTTAATGCCGCGATTTTGCCATTCAATCGTCAGCAAATTCATTGAGCGTCGCGCAGTCTTTAAGTCATAACCTGACCGCATTTCGCGACCGGCAATCTCCCAGGCTTCTTCCGCAATTTCTGTGAAGTCTAGGTCAAACGCGGTTGTGCCAGAAGTGGTCATCTGAATCCTGCCGTTTTCTTAGCTATGCCTTTTGGCTGCGGCACAAACTGTTTGCCTTTGGCTTTACCTGCTCGTTTTGCTCGCGTCGTTGCTGCATACTCTGCAGGGGACAAAGATTTAATCGCTGCTTCAGGCAAATATCGCTCACCCGTCTTAGATGACGGTTTACCGGATTTAGTTGTCCAACGTTGTTGGGTCCAATCCTTAAGCGATTGTTGAGGCGCTTTAATCGCCATTACCGTAACTCCCGAATGCCTCAAGGTATTCTATGGCGTTGCGCAAGACTGCAGGGCTATCCTTAAACATTCCAAGCGCACGATTACATTGTTTGCACAAGACCCCACGAAACTCCCCTGTCTCATGGTTATGATCAATTGCGCTGTCCATAAGTGCAACCTCATTTTGGCAAATAGCGCAGCACTCTTCTTGGCGTTCGTAGCGATCAATCAACTGTTCTGGCGTGATGCCCCGACGAGCACAGCGTTTTGCAAGAGTCCAACTGTCTTTATTGCGGTACTCTCTTACACGCTCCGGGTTTTTGACCGTCCAACTCCGGTGTGCTTCATATAAACATTTGTTGCAAGTGCTCCGCAAAAGATGTGCATTGGCCCCGCCGCGACTTCTAAACAACTTAACTGGCTGCATCGTACAGCACTTCGTGCATAACTTTGAATTCCCGTTAGCAAGCAACTGCGTTTCGCGTTTTTTGGCTTCAGCAGCGCGACGTTTTTCGTTGGTTGCGTATGGCATCTTTAGTCTCGATAACCGCCGCCACGAGCTTTATATTGTTTTGCCAATAATTGACTTTTACGCCCGCTCCACTGACCCGCCGCTGTTCCTTGCGTTGCCTGCCCTTTGATACGGTTAAACAAAGCTTTACGCATGCCCGGCTTTGTGTAATTGCCAGCTTCATTAACACGACTGACTTTGCCGCCCTCTGCGTACTCGTAGAAGGCGGTGTCATCTCGACGTTGTTTACGCTTTGGCCCAGGCATTTTGTTAGGGCTAATAGCGCCCATACCGCGTGAAGACATCATCGCAGTCTCCTAGATCATACGACCTCGAGTTTTGCCGCGTTGAGCACAACCATCGGCACGTTTTGATGCTGAGCCTACAGATCCGCCAGATGCATACCCACGTTTCATAGACTGACGCTTTGACTCTTCATAAGCCTTATCCATCTCACGCTGCTTACGATCTTCCTCAACCTGCTGTTTCATACGAGCAGCTTGGGCAGGACTAGGCGTCATTTCTGCTGGATTCAAAGGCGGGTTTCGTACTTCCGGGCCTGCTTCAGGGCCACGTTGAAATTCATCTGGCAAAACCGGAAGAGGAGGAACGCTCATCGATTGACGTTTTTTCATGTCAGCACTTCCCGCCGCCCATCATGCGTACTTGTGTACCTTTAGTCTTACCTTTCTTGGCAATACCATCAGCAGCACGAGTGTAACCACCAGACGAATACGCCATACCGCCGCCCATCATCTTCTTAGCCATGCCGCCATGCTTCATCTTGCCCACACCATCAGCCGCAAATGCTGGAACTTTTTTGCCATCTTTCTCAACCATCGGCATACCGCCGCTAGCGTAACCGCCACGCTTCATACCTTTGGCCTCGGCCATCTCATGTTTGATCATGGACTTTGGAGCGCCTTTTTTCTTCATAAAGGCAATCTCTTTACCAACCATGGCTTTAGATTCTTTCATGTCACCACCTTCTTTAAACTTACGGCCTTTGTCGGCCTGCATGAACTCACGTCCAACGGACGCAGGAACACCCACGCGCTTGGCGAAGGCGGGATTGTTTGCCACAGCAGCCATGAAATTGTGCTGCTTTGACGTTTTACTCGGCATCGTCTTTCTTCCGTTTTAAGATTCTCTGAACAGTATTGGTTTCCCAAATACGAATACCAGTCCAAACAATCGTAAATACGGCGGCTATTGAGGGAAGCATATCTACTAGTGTCCCAATGACTGTCACCACTGACAAAGCATCGAGAATCATCTTCCCTGTTTCGTGCGTCGTCTCAGTCATTTCAACAATTCCATGCTCTCAAGGATTTGTTAATCCGGCTGTTGGGATCTTTCGCTGTCTTGGCTGAAGTCAGTTTCTTCTTCATCCCTGTCATCCTGGCACAGAATGACTTCTTCCTTGATCCGCCCTCCGGCTGTGGCGGTTTCAACCCCGGTTTGCCAGGATTGGCTGCATTGTAAGAAGCGCGTCCTTTGGCATTCAAACCACCACTTGGATTTTTGCCTTCTTTGCGTTGCCATGCCGGGGTCTTTGCCATGATTACCCGCAAATGATAGTTGCAAACGTCACGTTGGTTAGCGTCACCACCGTGAAATCCTGCGGGCTACTACGCGTGGTCAAAATGCCTTCTGCTGCCATGTACAAACTATTGACCGCAATAGCAGACGCAGGAGTGTTTACCTGAAGGATTAGCTGCGAAGACAGCCCGTTTACGTTAAACGAAATCGATCCCGCTGATGCCGTGCCAACGTAATACAAGCCTTTAATCCGGGTGCGTGGTAGCGCAAGACTGCCTGTGGTGCCAATCTTTACATTACCCGCCGAGGCTCCACTAGCGGTGATGGAGTCAACGCGGGCGTAATAATTGGACGACGTGGCCGTTGTTGCATTAGCGCCAGTCACTACTTCACTAACTACCGTATTGGTCAAATCGCCAACACGCAGACCGCGAATTGTGAATGTGATGCCCGAATCATTGCCAGCCGAAGTAATGACTACTTTGTAACCATACCCGTTGGGGCCTACGGTGTTTGCTAGGAGCGACAAGGCTCCAGCCCCCGCAATAGACGCATTTGCCCGATATAGGGCATCGTCTGTTGCAGGGGTGACTGCCCATACGTCATATTGCATGACCAACTCCTATCAGGCCGCTGTGGTTACGTTAGTCCACGTAGTCGAGCCAGTTGTGTTGACGTACAGCCGAGTGCTGGTGCTGGAACCATCCGTGCGGAGATACAGCGAGCCTTGTGCGGCAGAGATCGTGGGTGCGCCAGAGCCAACGTAGATTCCAAGACCCGCCGTGGAACTCATAAGAAACGCAGCCATTCCGCCAGCCGTGGGCGCAGTGCCGCTGTCAGCCGTGATGTTGCCGGTAGCGCTTACCGTCGTAACACTGGTCGCAGGACCAAGAGTAGCAGTTGTGGTAACAGCGCCAGTGGTCGAGTTAACAGAAATGGTTTCAAACCCATTCTGTGACCGTACTGGGCCGGAGAAACTGGTGTTAGCCATGATGCCTCACATGCGAGTAGCGCGTATTAGTCTGCATGTCGTCAGCCGGGACTGTCTAATACGCGGGATGACCCCGGAATAACTCTTTGTACCATACTCATAAACAAAAGAAAAGGGGCCGAAGCCCCTTTCCTAATCTACTGCTTAGCTTGCGCCTGGAGATCCATAAACACCCAACGGATCTGACGCGCCGAACGAGTAACGCTCGCGACTCTTGTAACGAGCATTACCAGTATCGAAGTCAGCATCCATCGAGTTCTGGATAGGCGTACGGACAAAGTGCTTCAGTCCGTTAGGCACGTCCGTGATCAAGAACCAAGCATTCGTATCAGTCAGATAGTGATTGACACGATAGCCTTCCGGAATGGAACCGTTGTTCTTGAGCGCGTTGATGTCGTTATCAGCCGTTGCCGTACGGAGTTCCGTCTCAAGCAGTCGGGTTGCAACGAACATAAGCGCCGGGGGAACAATCAGTTTCCGGGGCTTGGCGGCGATCAGCAGACCACGCTCATCGGTCCAGCCAGCGATCTGAATGACAGCAGCCTCAAGCGAGGTTTCATTCAGGTCTGCGCCAGTTGACGGGCGATTGCTGTTGGTACCACCAGACACAAGCGGATGCGCCGTCGAGAACAGGGGCTGGCCGTCACCGTACGTGACCGCACCGTTAAACCCGTTGTTCAGAATTGACGCACCTTTAACCTGCTTGGTGTACGCCATGGCACGAGCGAGGGCCTTGGTATACCGCGAAGACAGACTGTCATACAGGTTGTCTTCCATCGCCTCTTCAGTGATGGAGAAACCCATTGCAATTGTTTCGTGGTTGTACCGCGCCGTCCATGCTTCTTGCGCATTGTCATACGCAATTGCAGAACCCTCGTTTTTGACGGGGGCGGCAGAGAAGCCAGACAGCTTGGTTTCCTCTTCAAACGAACGCTCGGAAGTCTCGGTTTCGTAGATTTCCTTGTGTTCTTCACCGTACCGTTTGTACTCCAGACCGAACAGTGCATTAAGCCCTGGCAGGAGTTCTTTCAGTAGTTGTGCGCGTGAAATAGCCATTTGTTAACTCCTTTAGGCCGTTGCCGTACCAGCGTAATACTCATGCTGGCCGAAGTTGAGCTTAACCAGAAGCTCGGGGTACTGGGTAAACACCAGTGTCGCGCTTGAAGCAAACGCCGCAACAGGGGCTTGATTCAGCACAACCGTCGTTGCACCAGCGTTAGCAGCGGTGGCAACAAACGAGCCGCTGGGAATGTACTGCCCGTTTGAAGCCAGACTGCCAACATCCGTACCAACCGGCAGGGCAAAAGGCAGCGCCGAGCAAGTGATAGTTTCAGTAGCAATGCTGGTAAACGTTGCAGTGCCAAGCGACACAGCGGTTTCAGGCACAACACCCAGAACACGAATGGGCAGCGAACTAGTCGTTGCTGGAGTCGCGGTCGGAGCCAGCAGGGCGTTTGCGGAGTTACCAGTGTTAGCGTTTCCGGTGTTGTTGATGCAGGCCAGATTCTGACCAATCATCGCACGAGCACCAGACGCGATTACCGTAGTAGCCGAGCAAACAGCCGCTTGGAACACCGTATCCGGATCGTCGCAAACATAAGCCACGCAATCACCAGCCGCCGTGGAGGCAACCCAGTTCTGCGAGAACTGCTTCTGTTTGGTCGTCGGATTGGTGTACGAACAACCAAGGAAGATACCAACGAGAGTACCGGCAGTACCGGTGCTAACGCTAATACGTTCCAGATTGCCGCGCACAAGCGCAACGAAATCACCGTAGAAGATGTCCGTGCCATACGCGTAAGTGATGTTATACATCCGCGTAGAACCAGCAAACACCTGACCGCCGATCAGGTTGATCGGCTTTAGCCCGTAGGGCTTGTCAACCGTGGGGTAAGCCATTTAAAGCTCCTAAAAGTTTACCGGGTCGATTTCACCGACGACTGCCGCTCTTTAAACAACGGCATCCGCGGATCGTTTTCCCGCATGAAATTGTTGTCCACTGCGCTCATTTGATTATCGGTTTGCTGCTGATAGTAGCCGTTCCGATCCTCAACAAGCTCAGTAGGAGTTTTGCAAAGCATCAATCCACCGATTACCACGTTGTCTTTGAACTTCTCGTTCTCAACAACCAGCATTTGGATCTCGGGATGATCGGACGCTTTGACAGGTTCCCAACCCTCGCGAAACTTTGAAGAAACATTCATGGGGTCCGCCGTTCCCAGCGTACTGACACGAATCCAACGAAATTCAAATCCCGGTTCTGGGTTAGGCGAAGGCAGCAATTCCGGGCGTTGCCAAGATTTGCGACGCGCAACTTTCTCTCGGGTTTCAAGTTCGCGGTTGGTTCTAGTCTCAGCCATTTTGTTTCCTCATGTCTTCAGCAACCTGTCGAGCATATTGCTCGGGAGTTAGACCTAGTCGTTTCGCAAGAGCTACAGCAGTCTTAGTAAGCACGATCTTTTTGGGCGCAGTGCTACGCGATGCTGGTGCTACAACGTTATTTCGACGCGGCCTTTCAGGCGATTCGTCCTCCGATTCAAAGGCATCGGGGAACACTTGACGCATACGCCGGTTAATCCGGTCGTAGTATTCTTCACTTTGAGGGTCAATTCCCTCTCGAACAAGCTTTTGATGCAACCCCAGCGCGAGGCTTGTCATCTCATCGTCAGATCCAAACCATGGATTGGATTTTTGCCAGTCCAACGCCTTGGAATCAACGGCTGGCGCGACAGGTTCAGGTTTTACCTCAACTTGTTTTGGTTGTAAAGCCGGTTTATATGCTGCTAAACGCTCTGCCTTAGCTTGAACATTGTTTAACGCAATCTGCGCTTCAACAACTTTATCCGAATCTCCAGACTCATAAGCTTGTTTATACGCCCGTTTTGATGCCTCAAGCTCGTGACTAATCCTGGCTTTAGCCTGCTCAAGCAAAGCGGTTTGAGTTTTTGAAGATTCCTGCTTAAGTTTCTCATTCTCTTGCAGCAACTGCTGTGCAAGACGAATAGCTTCTTCTTTCTCTCTAGCCGCGGCTTCCGCTCTACGTCGTTCGTCGTGATATCCCTTAGTAAAGTGCTGAATCCGCTTACGCACTTTGTCGGAATACTCATTAAGTTCTTCCTCGGTTACCTCTGCAGGCGGCTCCGATGGAGTTCGATTACGGTCTCTTGGAGGCGTATCGTCTACAACCTCAATCTCAACCTCTTTAGATTCCGGTTCTTTTGCCTCTGATTCAGGCGTTTCTTCCGTTTTAACCTCTGGTTTGTCCGGATCCGGAAACTCAAATTCAACTTTTTGAAATGGCATATTAGTCCTTTCGCAGGGCGTTTAACTGCGCCCGAAGTTCGTCGCATTGACGCTTCAAATGAACTACATATTCTGACTGTGTACGCTCTCGTTCTTGAGTAGTTACAATTAACCGATGTACTCGAGAACTTAGAGAGTCCAACTGATGTTTAATTTGATTCAGTTCGTACCAGTCAAAATCAGATGTCACGCCTAGAGTTACATGTTCACTCATGCTCTAGTCACTCCTCGAGGGTCAGGCACAACCGCTTCAATACTGTCGTCGTTTAACAGACGATATTCATGGCCATTGACCTTAAACCTAGTGCCCGAGTTGGGACGAAACATCACAAAGTCGCCAACCTTGCACCAGGGCCCCGTAGGAAATCTGTCTTTATCAGCATAGGCTTGTTCGCCCATGTCTAAGACAGCACCCATCATAGAGAGAACTTGTTCAGCATGGCGCGTCTGATCTGCTTTAACTAGACCTGAATCGTAAGTTTCTTCCACCTGCGGCAATGCAATTAGCAAGCGGTACCCAACTGGTTTGGGTAATTGAGCTTCAAACTCTTCCGCCGTTAACGTGTCAGTCATCATTTCCATCCATATAGTTTTGCGCAAGGTCTTGGATTTCACGCAATGCTAGGTCTAGACCTCGAATCAACCCGCATTGTTGTTGGTAGACTGCAAAATCAGCCGCCCCACCACTCGCAAGAAAATCAACGTGTGATTTTCTGTGTTCAAACAACTTGTCCTGCAGCACGTCAAAGACGGTCTTAGCCACGCGTTACCTCGCTTTGGATTGTGTAAGCATCTTTATCATTTCAAGCTGTGTCTTCTGTTCTTGTTGCTGAGCTTTGGTCTGCATCGCAGAACCTTCTTTCTGCGCTTCAACAACTACTTTCTGCTCTTCAATGCTCAACTTACGGTTAGCCAATTCAATGTCGGCTTGATCTTTAGCAGCTTTCCGTTGAACTTCGCTTTGTTTAATGGCCAGTTCCTGCTGCTGCATTTGAACAACCGGGTCTTGCGCCATCTGCTGAGCTTGTTGCTGCGCCGCTTGGGCTTGATGCATTTGTGTAAGCTGCGCCCCTGCCTGAGCCATGAGCCTAGAAACAGCAACTTCCAACTCCTCCGGAATTTCTTCATTTGGAGCCGGCAACGTAACGCCCAGCCTTTCTTCAAGCTGTTTTCTATAAACAAACCCTAAGTGCTCTGCTAAGTGGGCCTGCAGAGAACTCATAATTTGTTGTGCCATGGGATTCTGACCAATAGCCTGCGCAATCATTGGATCTTGCATAAACGATTGATGCGCCGCCATGTGCGCTTCGTGATCCTGGTACATAAACGCTTTCATAGGTTTACCTACCAACGCGCCCATGTTTTCGGACATCGGATCACGCGGCTTCTGATCTTCCGCCAACGGTACAACTTTGTCCGCGTTTCTAATTCCTAGCGTCTCTAACATTTGCCTGTGTAGATACGGTAGGTCATAAATCTGCGGGGCGCTCTGTGCCATTTGAAAAGCGGCTTGATACTGCACAACCCGCTGCGCCATGGTCGTGGCATTAGGATCAGAAACAGGGATTACTTCAACTACCGCATAATCCTCTGCTCGAGCGCGACGATCTACACCTTCTGGAATGTAGTCATACGGTTCATTTGCATAGTCAGCAATGATTTCCTTTAGAAGCTTAAACTCCTGCTTCATTGAGAAATGTACCCGCGCCTGCACTGCGGCCATCGGCTTAAGCGTACGTTCCAACAACGCCAACGTCGTACCCACCGGAGCTTGCGACGACATGTCACTAATGTTCATGTCGCTAATCGCACCCAGCCTTCTACCTTCCTGAGTAATCTTCTCCAACAACCCAGCCAACACTTGACTTGGCTCTTTGTACGGGAGCGTCATAATGTTGTCCCGCACAGTACCGCTCGGGACATCTACGTCTCTAAACTCGCCCGGAGCAATAGGAGTGTCATCCCCCTTAATCCTCAATCCACGAGCCTTAAGACCTCCTGGAAGATTTGAAAGAGTGCCAGCGTCAACGAGCTGGCGAATG